AAATGGTGGGCTATTGCCTGTACCGCCGTAACGAATTGGGCAAGGCATTCATTCTGATTGGGGACAAGAGCAACGGCAAATCAACCTTCCTTCATGTGGTCAAAAATATGTTGGGGGATGCCAATATTGCTTCCCTTGACCTGAAGGAACTTGGGGATAGGTTCAAGACCGCTGAACTTTTCGGAAAACTTGCCAATATCGGTGATGATATTGGGGATGAATTTATTGCCAACGTTTCTGTGTTCAAAAAGCTGGTGACAGGTGATCGGGTGAATGTGGAGCGCAAAGGACAAGACCCCTTTGAATTTAACAATTATTCCAAGTTCCTGTTCAGCGCCAACAACATTCCCCGCATGAAGGACAAAACCGGGGCCGTTCAACGGCGGCTTGTGATCGTTCCTTTCGATGCGAAATTCACCCCAAATGACCCTGATTTCCGACCCTTCATCAAAGATGAACTGTGTGAACAAGGTTCTATGGAATACCTGATTCTTCTTGGCCTGAACGCCCTGAAGCGAGTTCTGAACAATGCAAAATTCACCACTTCCACACGGGTTCAGGGGCAGTTGGATGAATATGAGGAAAGCAACAACCCCATTATTGGTTTCATCAAAGAAACCGGCCTTGATGATATTGTGAATGAGGAAACCAAAGTGATCTACCGGCGATATAAGGAATACTGTATTGCCAATAACTTTCAGGCCCTTTCCAATATCGAATTTTCACGGCAAATCAGTAAGCGGTGTGGCCTGACCACTGCAACCAAGCGGATCAGGGGCAGAAATGCCCGTGTTTTTGTAGAAGGGCGGGATGATGCTGAATGAGTGGTTCCAAGAAGGTGTTCACCACCTTGGGCAGTTCCAACCATGTACCTGAAGAACGGGAAGCATTTGATTACTACGCCACCGATCCAAAGGCCGTGGAACTTCTGCTATCCCTTGAACAGTTCGCCCCGGTGATTTGGGAACCGGCCTGTGGGGAAGGCCATATTTCCAAAGTGCTTCAGGCCCACGGATATGAAGTGATCAGCACGGATTTAATTTACCGGGGATTCGGTGATCCTGAACCGTTGGATTTTCTAACTGAAACGCTGGAAGGGTTTGAAGGCGATATTATCACAAACCCGCCTTATTCAGTGGGGCTTGAATTTGTTCAACGGGCGCTTGAAAGCGTCCGCCCCGGTGGGAAAGTTGTCATGTTCCTGAAGGTTCAGTTCTTGGAAGGCAAAAAACGGGGTGAGTTCTTTAAGACCACCCCCCCCCCCGAACCGTTTACATATCCCGTTCCCGGTTGGCCTGTTTCAAGAATGGAGATATGAGCGCAAAACCAGAAAGCGCCATAGCGTATGCGTGGTATGTGTGGGAAAAAGGCTTCAAGGGCGATCCCATTATAAAGTGGATAAATTAAGGGAGATGAGAAGATGAATAGGCACGAGCGCAGAAAGCTGGGGTTAAAAGCTCCGGTGGCGACGTACACTCTGACGGCAAGCCAAATAGAAGCAATGAAGGAGGACGCTGTAAAAAAGGGAATAGAAAGAGCGTACCTACTTATGCTGGCGATACCCGTCATGATTATACACGACAAATTCGGTGAGCTGATGAAGCGCGAGGGCAGGGAGAATCGCTTTGCTGACCTCTGTATCACGCTGTATAAGCAGTACGACGAGGGTTATGTAGACTTATCCGACCTCAGGCAGTGCCTAGAGGAGGAAGCAGGAATAAAAGTGGGTACATTAGGCTAAAAATGTTAATGAGTAACGTGCCGGCGGCAAGGACCGTCGGCGCGATGGGCGAAGGAAGTGATAGCGAATGAACAAATCGGAGCTAAAAAGAGAATTAAATCAAGCTTTTGCATTGCAAAAAACTATCGAATCCAATATAATGAAGTTAGAGAGCATTAGAGCGCTGGGCGAAAAGGTTACAGCAAGCTACAGCGCAGAAATGCCAGGAGCGCATAATGCGTCCAGCAAGGTTGAGAACGCAGCTGTAAGCTTGGCGGACGTAAGCAAGACCATAAAGGACGAAACGGACGAGCTTGCAAAAAAGCTGGAGCAGATCAACCAGCTTGTCGGGCTGAGCGGTGAAGACTATCGCATTATGGCGGTCATGAAAAAACGCTATCTTTGTTATCAGTCATGGGCGAAGATAGCGGACGAAATGCACTATGGCTGGAAACAGATATTTAGACTGCACAATCGAGGACTTGAGAATATCATACGGAACATGGAGAAAGGTGAACGGCATGAAAGAGAAGTTGAGACAGAAGGTAGGACATTGGTGTAAAACTATTTGCTATTACATTTTTCGAATGAAGGACATAAGCTTCTTGGAATTACTAATAAAAGTTATAATTATTCAATATTTTATAGCAAGATTGGGCTATAGGTGATAACAATGAAAGATAAAAGCAAATTAGACGAATTAGCAGAGATCAGGGACGCAAAAGTAGTTGATATCATTGGCAATGCGGCTAACCGTGTAGGACAGAATGCAGGAGCTGTTGCTACATTGGCAGGCTTTCCTACTGACGGAAACCAATTGCACTATAAATTTTCTACTAAAAACACAACGGCAGCTGACAGATTAGGTAATTGGCTAGGAGACTTAGGGACAACAACTGGTGCTATCACAGCGGGGAACAAGTTAGTTGCAACTTTGCCTGTTGCGACTAGCGTAACGTTAGGCGCATTGCAATTCCCAGGGCAAACGAGGAATGTTGCTAACGCTTTAGCTGATATTGCGATCAATGAAGCCTTGAATAAGGGACGGGCAGCGAATGAAGGAATTGAATACAATAAGGATATTGCTGATGGGCTTTCAAATGCTGGAGGGCTAGTGCTGGATTTAGCTGACAAAAAGGCAAATTTTACTAAATATGCATTGGGCAGGGCTGGATCTAAAAGTTTCTTAAAGTTTATGCTTAATGACGCTGACAAGCGGACTAATAATGAAATGTACGATATTGTCGAGCGTTATCTTTATGAGGAGGCTATAAAAAATTTAGCCGAAGGACGTGATTAAGGCAAAAGATGACACTAAATGACACTAAATGACACTAAAATCTGTGATATAATATATAATGACAAGAGGAATGAGGAACACGCGGAGTGTTCTTTTTTTATGCCCTCATAGCTCAATGGGAGAGCTGGGTTTGATGTAGGTTCGATTCCTACTGAGGGCACGGGCATCTTACATTCCTCCTTTCATCTTCATACTGGGCGCTGGCTTTAACTTTTTTTCACCAGCGCCCAAACTATTATCGGGCGAGGTGAAAATCTTGAATTATAGGCAGCAGACTTTTTGCGACGAGTACCTAGCCAATGGCGGTAACGGAACAAAGGCTGCCTTGGTTGCAGGGTATTCGGAGCGCACGGCAGGAGCAATAGCAAACAATTTATTGAAAAATATTGAAATCAAAACTTATGTTGCGGAGAAACAAAAAGAGCTATCAACTCCGCGGATAGCGACAGCGCAAGAGATTAGAGAGTATGTTTCATCAGTCATGCGCAACGACCAGGGCGACATTGATACGCGTGATCGCCTTAAGGCTGCGGACTTGCTAGCGAAATTGCTAGGTCTTTATGACAAGCAGTCGGCGAGCAGTGAGCCCGTAACGATTAACATACAGCCGGTATACGGGAAAGGGAAAGATGATGGATAGGCAGATTTACTTCAACCCGTGTTTTCGTGAAGTCAACGAAACGCGCAAGCGGTATGTGATTATGAAGGGCAGCGCAGGCAGCGGCAAAAGCGTTAACGTCGCTCAAGACTACATTCTTAAGCTGAGCGACAACAGATACAAGGGAGCAAACCTTTTGTGCGTTCGCAAAATTGATGAGTCAAACCGAGACAGCACATTCGCGGAGCTGAAGAAAGCAATTTATACTATATTCGGCTCGCAATGGCAAGCGTATTGGCAGGTAAAGGAGAGCCCGCTAAAGCTGACTTGCCTTGCGACAAACAACACGATTATCTTTCGTGGACTTAAAGACGACCGCCAGCGGGAGAAGGTTAAGTCGATTACAGCGGATGAAGGCAAGATTACATGGATATGGATAGAAGAAGCTACGGAGTTGACAGAAGAAGATTTCGACATTCTTGACGACCGCTTGCGTGGCACGCTGGATAATCCAAACCTTTACTATCAGATCCGAGCGACGTTCAACCCGGTTTCGGCTACGCACTGGCTCAAGGGCAAGTTTTTTGATCAACCTGATAAGCAGGTGCTGGCGCATTCCTCGACATACAAAGATAACCTTTTCGTGGATGAGCAGTACCACGAACGCATGGAGCGACGCAAGGAACGCGATCCAGAAGGCTACAGGGTGTACGCGCTTGGCGATTGGGGCTTGCTTGGCGGGCAGTTCTTTAACAATTGGCATGAGAGCTTGCATGTTGTTAAGCCGTTTAAAATCCCCGAAGGCTGGACGCGGTACCGCTGTATGGACTGGGGCAGCTTCCATCCTTA